TAAGAATGCTATCTTATTTCTTCTAAGCTTATCTTCATCAGAGAAGTTAGTATCTTTACCATCAAGAGCAAATAACTCTTTAAAGTGAACTATATAATACTTACCTTGTTTATGTAAGATATGGCATGATTGGTAAAGCTTCTTGTCTTTTCTAGAAGCCACTCCTATTCTAGTCAGTGTTTCTTTGATTTTTAGGAAGTCTTCTTCTTCAGCGATTTTCACTTCCACTAGCGAATTGATTAAACTCATAATTCCCACCTTTTTTAATTATTATTATCAGGTAGGAATATTTATGAATTATTCAAACTCATCTTCTACATCATTCTTTTTATTACTAGTGCCCCAAATACCGCATAGTATAGGGTACTTGTCTTCTTTTAGAGACTTTTGATCATAAAGATTAGCTGCTTCCATGACTCTCAGTTCATCAAAAGCATATCTAGGAATGGTCATAGTTGTTTCGTCTCTCAACTTTACTACTGCTTCTGCGTCAGAAAGCATCTCAGGATTTTCTAATGTTTTTGGGCGATGTATAGTACTAAAGAGCTTGGCTAGTGATGCAGCCTTATCACCGAATTCTTGAGACAATTCTGCAAAATCATCTTCTCTTAAGACACACTTGGTAAAAGCATTTGTGCCAAAAATTGAATGCAGGCCTGCAGCCAAACATAATTCTGTGTCGTAATTTCTTTCTTTTAATAAAGAAAAATTTCTCATAAGATGATCGTGTAAAGAACCTCTAGAATGTTTATGTTTATTAGCTCCCTTACTCACTAAGAATTCACTAAGTCTTTCAAAATCATCACATCTTCTTGCTCTGAACTTAAACATTAGTGTTCTTCTGAGACTAAAACACGTGCGCGAGACCGCGCGCGCAGCATGAATATTATTACCAGGAAATATTAGAGCTCTGTTTCTTTTTGGTATAACAGATTTAACTATTTCTCCGTCATCTACAACAATTGTTTCACCTGCCCAATCTATATTCCAATTATCTATAAGGTAAATTACTATAGTCCATTCATCATCTCTATGAGAATCTTTATGTGTATAACCATCAACACCATAAGTGTGTGCGTTGATATAGCATCTCAGCAATTTCGTATCTTGAAGAGAATATTTTTCTTGTATTGAATTCCAAGCAACTTTTAAATTATCCGGTAATGAGTATGTTATATCAGCTAAATTGGCACCACCTGCAAAAGCTTTTGCAAAATTGATATTCCAATGACCGTGAGGATCTGTCTTTTTTGATGATTTCCATCCAGGCGTGTATGATCCTCTATCGGCTATTTTAGATAAAGTATTATAAATCTCTTCATCTAGAAAATTTTCTATAACATGATATTTTTCGTTTTTTAAATCAATACTCATTTGTTTCTAAATCTCTCAAGTTCTTTCTTATCTATTAGTGTCAAAGCAACTTTTGCTTTCGTTCTATTATAGTTAAACAGCTTACAAATAAGATCTATATCTTCATTTTCTGATGATTTTGCCCACTTAGAATATCTCTTTCCAGGCTTAATTGCATTAAGATAATAATCATACTGCATCCTATTTGAAAGATGTGAGTTCATATTAATTTCATTAGCATACAAGACGCTATCTTTAAAATAAGATAACGCCTTGTTAACTAGCCAAGGATTATAAGCTTTCTCTGCAAACTCATCTACCATAAGGTTCTCTTTCTTAGATGAGTTTATTGAGTTTACGTAATCAAATGGGTTCATTTAAACTCGCAATTAATTAGGACTTCGGTGAAACACGCTATGATATTTATTTCAGGATCAGCCACGAAAGCAGCTTGATATTGATATTTTGATAGGATCAACACAAGTTGAGGTACACTGTTAACAGTCATATATTGATCTGCAGACTCATAGAGACGTCTAAAAATTTCAGTCTGTTCAATATCAACGTTCTCAGCTACCCACTTACGAAGAGATGTAAAGTCTTTCTCTTTAAGAAGTTTATAGATAGAGTTAACTTCAAGATCCTTGATATTGCCAAGGATTCCACTATCAATCTTACCAGTTGATGCATAACGCTGCAGTTCATTAAGAACACGTCGCCAATCTGGAAAGAACTTAGTAATAATCTCAGCAACTACTGCTCTATCATATTCCACATTTTGATTAGTTAAGATCTTCTCAACTCTCTTAAAGAATTGAGCAGCAAGTTTCGCCGTATCTTTCTTGCTTATCCTAAAGTCCACAACGGAACAACGCGAATGAAGTGGTTCAATGATTCGAGTTTTAAAATTACAGGTGAGGATGAACCCGCAATTCTTGCTGAATTCTTCCATAAAATTTCGTAGAGCTGGTTGTGTTGAGTTTGCGTTAAGGTAATCTGCTTCATCGAGGATAACGTACTTACGACCTCCAGAGAGACTGACGGAAGATGCGAAGTTGAGAATCTCATTACGCAAGGTATCGATATTGCCATTCATAGATCCGTTAATTACAATGTAATCGCATTCAAGTTCTTCTAACATGGCTCGCGCCACTGTTGTTTTACCAACACCGGCGCTGCCACTTAGAATAAGGTTAGGAATGTTCTTCTGATCTACAAACTGTTGAAACGTAGATTTAAGTTCTTCAGGCAAGATAGTATCAGCGATAGTCTTGGGGCGGTATTTCTCCACCCACAAGAACTGTTCTTTAACATCCATTTGTTAACCTCAGAAAGTTGAATTGGACTCTACAGCGATGAGATACATGATATCGCTACCAGTAAAGCGGGCGATACCCTTAGACGTGATATCAACATCATAGTCACCTGTCAAGAGCTTGATATTTTCAGCGCGAAGGATTGCTCTGAACTTCTTATCAGATTTACCAACAATGATTGAATAAACATCACCACTTGGGTTCTTAGAGTCGATAGCCTGAAGCATGATGTCTGTACCATCACCAGTAACTGCAATTTCAGGAAGACGAAGAACACCCATGCCTTTCATGACACTAGTAAGAGAGTCATTAGTAAGCTTGAAACTAACTTCAGGTTCAGGAATATCCTTTACAGTTTCAGGTGCAGAGATAATAGTAGCTGCTTCAGCGAGCGTGTAGTTAACTACATTATTCTTACCACGAATGGTAATAGTCTTCTCATTGATAGTCAATTCAGGGTCTTCGAAGAGAGAAAGCGTGCTAAGGAATTTAGATAGATCGTAGATAGCAAATGTACTATCAAACTCCATATCAACCTTAGCACGAGACATGATGCTCTTTACAGGTGATACTGTAGAGAGATAATTGCCCTTCCGAATAAGGATAGAAGGGTTAATCGTAGAGAAGTTCTTAAGAACTTGGATTGTTCGCGTATCGAGTTTCATAATATAGACCTTTCAATTACTTCTTAAGTTGATCAGAATCGGCAGTTGCAGAAGCACCAATAGATGCAAGATCTGCGAGTGAACCACCGAAGATATATGTTCCAACATGCTGGAGCTGCATCCACGGGCAAAGCCATGTACGAAGGTTTGCTTCTTGAAGCTTCTGACAGAACCAATAATCTTCAGAGAGATAACGTTCAGACTTAGGATCTACTTCAGCTTGGAAGTACATCATGATCTTACGAGAACCATCGAAATGCTTTGTTCTAACATGATCCGGCTTATAAAGATACTGCGGGAACTTTTCATTGAAGGCTTCAAACGTCTTACGACGAATCATCATGAAGCCGGTGCCAATTTCTAGAACTTCTGCAGGTTCACCAATCGGAATAGCACCAGTGCCACTCTTAGGATTAAAGACGTAGTCACCAACAAACTTTTCTAGTACGCTAGGATCCTTGTCAGCAACACCCTTATCGACAGCGTGCTTAATCTTTTCCCATGAGATACACTTCTTAGGATATGGACCACCAATGACGTCATAGTCTTCGTTTTGGATCTGCAGAGCAAGAAGTGCAATAACATCCTGCGGGTTGAATCCAATATCGGAGTCGATAAACAACATGTGAGTTGCATCTGAGCGCATGAACTCATCACAGCAATAATTTCTTGCTCGTGTAATCAACGATTCATTAAACAAGAAATACATTTGCAAAGGAATACCATGATGTGTGCATAGAGCAGAGAGATCTGCGATGCTACGTGCAAACATACCAGCACACTGGCCACCATACATAGGTGTAGCTACAAATAGCTTGCACTTTCTAAGTTCGTCGGTGTTAATCTTAATTTCCATTATTATTCTCCTTATCATGAATATAAAGTGCAAGAATACCGTAATGAAGGATCTTCAAAAGATCCTGTCTATTCCTACCGTTTTTCTTACCATATCTGGCTGCATACTTAATAATATCACCGATGGTGAACCCAACACCGTGACCTGCAGAAGCAATTAGTTCAAACGCTTGAATATTATCAGGTCCGACATAATGCTTAGTATATGTATCAGCGATGTACTGATACAATTCATTAATTAGTTCTGGTTCATTAAATTTATAATTTGCTGACATTTTATCCATTACATAAAATACTCCACCAGTGTACTAGTTTTTGTGCTAATAATTTCATTGGTACGATCATGATTATATTGATAAACCATAAAATTGTCAACATAATCTCTTTCACCATTCAATACTGCTTTAACTTCTGTTGCCATATCAGTTGCAGTCTTAACAGGAACGTTCTGACATATGTGATTATAACTTACCGATGGCTTAAGAAGCTCATAGTCTTCTGGCATTCCCATGATACTGAGAGCTTCTCTGTAAGTAATGTATCTATCTTCATATGGATGTGTGAGCATCTTAGGATAGTGACCAACGAAAGCACCAATATGATCTTTTGGAACGATAGTGCCGCGCCTCATGATGTTACCACCAGAGGCAAGTTTTTCGTGCATACGTTTACATTTTTCAACTTCTTTCTCATAACCTTGTTTCTGCATCCATTCACCAACCTGTACGTATGAATGGTTATGATGTTCAATCAATGATTTAGCATCAAAATATCTAACAGCGATATCTCTTAGATCAAGAAGATCAAAGTGTTCACGATGAGTATCATAGTATTTGATTTTACGCCAGTGATGACATCTTCAATCTTTTCATATTCACGACTATAGAAGTTAAGGAGAGGTGTCTTATTACCACGCCAGAAGAAATAGAATGTGCGTTCTCTAACCTGAGGAACACCATGAAGCAAACTCTTAGTACGATAAAGAGTCATAGTGTAACCGTTCTCTTTACCAATCTGTTGAAGTTGTTCTCTAATTGGCTTACCTACTTTACCAGCAAGAGCTGGTGCATTCTCACCCCAAAATACTTTTGGCTTAACTTCACCAAGAACATATTTTGCTGTTTCAATCATCCATTTATTATTAGGATTATGTTCACCATATCCTAATGAAAACATAGAAAGACCTGCGCAAGGACATACACTAGAAACAATATCAACTTCATGAGGATGGCGTTGACCCTCATCAAGAAGATAGTATGGAACTTCGTGGTTCCAATAATTTAGAAGGTGTGATTCGTTATCTTTGAATGCGCTATATGAAAGGATATAGTCTGGTCGACTTCCAAACACATTAGTCGAAGCAATTGCTTCTCCGCCAATAAGCGGGATAATCGTCGCATGTCTCATATAAAACTCTCAAGGCTGGCATGATGTACTTTAACTGGTTTATTTATAGGAGGATTAAGCCCGTTCCACTCCCAACCTTGCCAATGTGGATAAAATTCTCGAGAAAGATGAACTGATTGCGGCTTTTCCATGTACTTAAAATCAAGTTCACCATGTTCGTTAATGAGACCGTCAACCCATTCAAATACACGAAGAGAAGAGCATTCATACTTCTTTAGTTCTTCTTTGAAGAGTCTACGAATATTATCACGTTCAACACGAGATCCATAGAATGGTGTTTTCTCATAC